CTATATACTCGCGGGCGGCAGCAATAAAAGCTTCTTTATCATTACTATTGAATGATAGCAGTAATTGTTTGATAAGGTCATTTGTTGTCATTTTATCACCTCCTTATTATTTTCATAATTTTTAATCCTTTTTACGATAAAAAAAAGGCAAAGAGCTAACTCACCAGGATACCCTGATGATGACCGCTGTTAACTTTTTGCCTTAGGAGGAGAGATAAACTCTCATGTATGCGGTCATGAAACATGAGAGAATATCGAAATTATGATAATATATATATAAATATAATAAATATCATAACTCAATAAATATATAAATGAAAAAATTAGAATGTCAAGATAAAATAAATAATTTTTTTAAAAAAAATTAAAAATACTTTCAAAAATTAAAATCTAAATTATAGGTTAAAGAAATATGAATATAAATAATAAGGAATTATTAAATAAAATTGAAAAAGCTATCTTATCAAAATATAAAAGTATAAGAAATTATTTTAATGAAATAAAAATGGATCCCACAATATTTTATCAAATAAATTAATTTTATTTTTTCTCTATAATACAATCTTCGTTAACTAAGAAATGATTGATAAAATTATTGAATTTATTTATTGGAATAGTTACACACCCCGCACTCCCATCAGAATAAACCCCTTTTGTAGAATGAATAAGGATTGATGTTGCAATATATTTATTCTGGTGTCTGGGATTTGGATAGAGTGAAGGAAGTGTTATATCCCCTTTTTGATTTGTTATTAAAATACTTTTTCCCAGTTTTTGTGATACTATACATTTTCCTTTATACAATCCATTTTTTATTTCCACCTTTCCATCCAGATTATTACTACTATCTACATTGCAAACATAAATACCTAATAGACTATTATCTAAGTTATAAAGTTCTATAACACTATCAAATTTATCTCCATTTGAAAGAATAATTTGTTGTTCTGGTGGTAAAATATGTGATTTAATTATTATTTTTTTCAAAGTTTAAATCCTGTTCATTATTTTTAACTAATTCTTCTAAATACTCAATTTTTCGTAGTAGTACTTGCACATCAACAGTGGTATAAAAAGGGTTATAAATTGTATTTTCATATGCAACAAATTTTACTAACTCTTTTAAATATCCAACAATGTCTTCAACCGACTCAACAGGAAGTGCAACACTTACTTTTTCATTTATATCACTCATTTCCACCATATTTCCCGCCTTTTTTTTGTATTATATTTGTGGTATTATAAACACCTACAATACTTGCAACTGTGATTATTGCAGTAGTACAATCGGTTTTTGTAATACTTGCAATTACCTGAAGGACAACAATAATAAATATTACAATCCAAGATAATATAAATTTTCTACTTTTATATTTATTCATCACTTCCCCAACATTTTTATAATAAAACTTCCTAAAAGATTATATTTACTTAAAAGAATAATAAATAAAATGCAAAATGATATAAAAGATAAAATAAAAGTAATGATAATAATTTTGATATTTTCTACAATGTTATTAAAATCAAGTTTAATTTTCTCTAATACTTTCATTTTTAACCTCTCTATAAAAGATATTAACAAACAGATATTTTATAATATTTTGTGTTTCTCTTACAAACCTTATTTCTTTTTTATTAAAACTATCAAACACAATATCAATTATAATTTGCTTATAAATTTCTATATATTCAATTAGTTCTATAATGTGATTATCATTCTCATAATGGGTTTTAAGACAATCAATCATATTATTTATTAACATTTCAACCTGTTCAACTCTATCTTTTGTAAGCATATTATTTTTTAGTATCATATCTGCATATTTTATGACAGTCCCAGCAATTTCATCAACCCTTTCTATATTAGTATTATTAATAAACTTTTTGTAATAATAATTAAGTAGTTGATACATATTTAAAATGTGTGTTTCAATTGTATCATCCTGTTCAAGTTCGTGTTTGATATGTTTTATATCATTCTCAATTGTTTCAAGCCGTTTTTCAAGTTTCATGTCGAGCTTTCGGCTGTAGAGATATATGAGAAAAGCAGTGATGATTGTTGCAAGGAATGAAAATATTGTTTTTAATATTTCGTTCATATATCTATACTACCTGAGTATTCTTCAGTATTTTTGATTTTTTGAATATCATTAGTAATATTATCAAACTTCTTGTTAATTTTCTCTATATACTTTTTATTGAAAAAAAAAGAAACAAGCCCACCTGAGAGTGGAACAATAATATAAATTCCAATTGTTTTTATCAATTCTTTTATTTCTTCCATGTTGGATTTACCTTAATTTAAAACTTCAAAAAATTCGCTAGTATCCCACACTGGTCTTTCTGCTGTATTATAAAATCTTAAAACATTTATATATATATCTTCATTTCCTTTATAAATATAAGGAAGTTCACTAAAAATCGGTTCTTCAAATAAATATGTTTCTGCATTTCGTATATATGTTTTATTTTCAAAAACAATTGTATTTTCATCTAATACAAAAAACTCTAAAACTTCTTCATTTCTTATTTTTTTAATATACAATTTTTCATTTAATATTTTAATTTCTATTTCATCAAAATTTTTGTTGTTAAAAACAGGTGAATATTTTACATAATATTTCATTTCTAACTCCTCTTTTTTTTTAACTATAACCGATTGCAATGTAAGAAAAAGTTATGGTCCCAGATGCTCTACTCAATACATCTAAAATTCTCATTGTTGCTGTTGTAGTAGATGTAGAATAACAATAACACCAAGAAGCTCCTGTACTCCATTGTGCTTTTGTAAAACTGACGGCTGGTGCAGATGAAAAAGTTACAGGTAAATTAATTGAAATTGTGTTTTGATATAAACTACCATACGCACTGCTGATTGAGCCTGTCACTGTTAAATCAGTTGCCCAGCAAATTGTAAGCCCGTTTGAAAATTTTATCCAGTTTCCATTGCTGTTTGAGCCTGTTTGTATAATTCCACTTCCAAGTTGCGTTAGGTTTGCACTTTCGGTTATTGTTGCAGATAACCCTCGTTTTTTATATGTTGTAGTAATATAATAATCACTATTCCAAATTGGATTATAATAAAAACTTTCAGTTTCGCTAACACTAAAAAAATTGTGAATATTGTTTGTAAATGAATAAATATAAAAATATTTACTTTTGTCTATTATTGCAAGATAATCTTTTGAATTGTATGTAAATTTATAACAAATTACAATATTATCTCTTGTAATTATATTATATTTTAATACATTGTTTTCAAATAATTTTACAGTTTTACTATTATAATAACATTCAACACGAAAGTTTGAAATTGGTGCAAATTTATATACAAAATCTGATAAATTACTTGTCAAACCATCTTTAACAAGTGTTGAAGAATTTATTATAGTATCAGTGTCTGCATTATAACCATTCGCTTCGTTTGCATTTTGATAAGTTAAAGATGATGTTGTTGTTGTAAGATTATAAGCGTTTTTAATGTGATTATAAAAACAATATAAGTTAGTTGCGTTTTTATCTAACACATAATAATAATTAAAAGTCAATTCATTGTTTTCATTAATATCATAATATTTAGAATTATAGTAATAATAACCACCAAGGAGTGTTTTTTTGTATTGCTGTGAATAGTCTAAACTTGAAGGATAAATATTGATTGAAGTTGAAAAGTCATTATAACTATAATCAAGCGTGTATTTACCATTCAGAAAATATCTTGTAGGATAATCAGCTGTTTTAACATTACAAGTTCCATAGTTGTTTTGTGCTTCTGTTCGTGTATCAGCATAATCATTGTAGTTTGATGTATAAAATACATCGCCATTCTCATCATAAATTTTCTTGAAATGATATGTTTTTGTTATATTACCATAGCCACCACCACTACGACTACAACAAACTTGAAACCAAAAACCAAACAAAAATTTATTGCCAGTTTGATAAGGTGCAAATATTCTAATAACTTGCGGTGATTGAGTATCCCAAATTGTTCCAACGCTTAATGTATCTGTTTTTGTAAAATATGTTGTAATTGTATCATCGCTGTTTATTTTATACAATTTAGTTGTAATTGTATAAGTGCCATTGCTGTAAGCATCGTTTGATGACATTGCATATAAATAACCATTTGAATAATTTACGGCAACTCGGTTGTAAACATTCGTGCCTAAACTTGTCCAAGAATTTGCCCCGCCCGCTGCAAGTTTATATAAATAACCAGTTGTTAAATCAAGTTTGTAATGTTTTGAACTTGCTGGTGCATACAAAATAACACTATTAGCGTTGTTTTTTATATCAAGTATATGATTAATAGTTGCATAAGTCGCAGAAGTGAAAGGTGAATTTGTTGCTGTCAAAGATGATATTTTTGCGTATGCGTTTGTAACAATATTTTTGCTATTCTCCTGATATGCAAATTTATTGCCTTGTAGAAAAATCCCCGCCACATTTATATCACTTAAATTTCCATCACTATTTATAACTTCAAGATATTCACTTGTAATTTGTTGCATATTTCTAACACTATCAACCATCAACTCTTTTGCTCTTAAATTTGCAAAGTCTTTAAAAGCATTATTATCTTTATATCTTTTTTCAACGCTCAAAAAACGCCCATTTGCATCCTCTTGTGTTCCAAGTTTCAAAACAACATTATCATTATCACTATCAATATAATTAATTGTTTCAATATCATCTGCGACTAAAGTTTGTGTTGTGGAAGGAATTGTTGGTGTATTTTCTACAACATTTTGAATTGGTTGTGATTGCACAATTGTTTCACTCTGAATTGTTGGAGTATAAAGAGCATCAGCGAAAATAAACTCTGCTTCGCTTATCATATTTTTGTTTATTTCAAATGTTCCTTTTTCCTTTGTTAAAACCGCATAAAAAGTTCCAATTCTGCTTATATTATCAAACTTGCAAATATTACCTAATTGTGGCATTGAATAAATTGTTGCATTTGCTTTATAATTGCTATATTTGTAAAGTTGAACTAAACTTTCTAATAAATTTTGTGCTTTCGTTGAACTATTAATATAGTTCAAATTACATTCTAACTTTTTATTATCACTTCCAAAAACAGATTTTTTGAAATTTATGTTTGTTTTATATTTACCATTTCCTTTAACTTGTAATTTGTAAATGTTTTTTGCCGAAATTGTATCTGTATTTTTTATTTTAACAAAATATCTATTATTGTCTGTTAAATATTGTTCAAGCACTTGTATATTATTATCTGCTTGAATTTCTAATATTGCATTTGAAATTTCTGCTATATCATAATTTTCATTTTTAGAATTATAATATGTTAAATCTAAATATACACCATTTGCATTATTTTGATAATAACTATTTGGTGGTAGTGTAATAATACAATCATACACCGCATTTTGATTTGTTGTTTCTTTAAAAAGTGTTTGATTTGAAAAACTTACTAAATCATAATATTTCACATCAACTTCATCGTATTCTTTCTCTGTTTTTTCAATTTGTATATCATTTAATAAAGTATAAATATTATTGTTGCCATCCGCCGCCGCTGGAATTTTTTCTTTATATGTTTTTGAAAAATTTGTTGATACATTTTTTATATCAACACATCTTAATTTCATTGTGTTGCTACTACTTATACCAACATAAATCACATAAGAGCAATCAAACGCAAGTTTTTCAATAACTTCGAGCGGTGTAATTTTTGATAAATCAAATACAATTGACAAACTTGTGTCTTGTAAGTTTGCATAAGGATAATTTGTATTTATACTTAAATTTGCTATTGAAAGCAAATCATTAATAATTTCATATGGAGTTTTATTAACATATCGTTTCACTATATTATAATTTTTTCTTAACAAAAAAGTTGATGCAACAACATTAACATCTATTTTCGTTGGTAATTTGTCTGCTTCACGCTTGATATTAAACTTGTTTTGTATAATTCCTTCAAAAATGTATACATTATTATTATTATAAAACAGTCTGCATTTTACATTTTTATTATTTATTAAATAATTGTATAAATCGGGATTATAATAAAAAGAAAATTCTGCAAAAACATCAGACGAATTTGAAGAAAATAAATTAATTTGTCTGGTTAAATTAAATTTATTTCCGTATATAGCATATTCAACCCAATTGCTGGTTTGTGTATTATAAATTTGTGCTTTTATATTTGTAATTTTTACTGCCATTTTTTAATACCCCATACTTTCAGCAAGTCTAATTTCATCTCTTAATCTTAATGCAATTTCTCTTGCATCGCCATTTACATATGAATTATTAAAATAAATATTCACATAAATATCTCTTGCACCACTTGCAGAATATGATGTTGTTGAAGTGTTTGTTACATCCGCAAATGGGTTTTCTGTTGCTGCACTTGCAATTCCAGATTGTGCATCTTGTATCATTTGTGATATTTGTTCACCTGTGAAAGCAGTCCATTTTACCTCACCTAACCTGTTCCATTGTAAGGTAACAATGAAATATATAGTTGTTGCAAGTGCTTTGAGTGCCTGAATAATATTTGCAATCATTGTTGCAAAAAGAATTAAAGGTGGGATAATCAATTGAAGAATTGGTGCAAGTATTTGATATATGACTTGTAAAATTGGTGCAATTGCTTGTAGAATAGGTCGAAATGCAACGTCCAACATCTTAATTATAGGATTTAAAACATTTTTTAATGCTTGAAAAGTTTGTGTTTGTTGTAAAATAGATAATAAAAATCCTTTCACACTTGATAAATCAACACCAAATGTGTTACCTAAAAAATTTCTGATATTTTCCCTTAATTTTGTTCCAAAATTTGTAACATCTCTTTCTGTGGTTTTAAATCTATCATTTATTACTTCTACTACATTTTGAAGACTGGTTTGAAATTGACTAAAATCAAATGTAATAGGTGTCAGTATATTTTGCATTGTAGTAAAAATATCTGTAAACCCTGTTATAACAAAATTTGTTAGTTTCTCTGTGTTTTCTTCTGTATTTGTTGTATCATCTTTTTCTTTATCATCTTTTTCTTTATCATCTTTTTCTTTACCACTCTCAGTTTTTTCATTTCTTTTTGAAAATAACTTTTCAACTATCTCAGTCACACTCACCATTCCAATTTTCAATTGTTGTTGTGCAATTATTGCTTCCTCAATCGTAAGTCCCCAATCTTTCATTAATTTCAACAACTCTAATGCTGTATTTTTTTCAAAAACTTGTCCTTCCAGAACTACTTTATTACTTGTAGAACCTTTTATCATTTTTTCCGCTTGTGAATAGTCAACCAATTGTCCACCAACACTAACCTTTCCTATCCCCGCTTTAGATTTGGTAAAAAGTTCATTTATTTTTTCTACGATAGTTGTTACAAAATTCACAATGTTTTGAAGTGCTGGTGCAATAGTACTCCCAATATTTTCTTTCAAATCAGAAAAACTTTCTTTGAGTTTTTGCATACTACCAAAAAGTGTGTTTCCTTGTGCTTCTGCCGCACCTTGAACTTTTTCTCCAACAACTCCAAGTATTTCACTATAGTCTTTTGCGTTCTTGATTGTTTCCTTTAGATTTGGTAACATCCTGGTGAGTTGTGTTGTCTCCCCTTCTTGTGCTTTTGCAAGCATTTCTACTGCATTTTTTAAATCAATTCCAAATGTTGCGGACAAATCAGCTGCGACCTTAACGGTTTTTTCCATATCCTTTACTGAAATACCCATTTGAAGACCAATTTGTATTACATCTTTGACTACTTCATCTGAAATACCTGTTGTTTTTTGTATTGAACTTGCAAGATTGTTAAAATGTTGTGTATATAAACTTAAATTTAAACTTTTCATACTTTGTTCAAATCTCACTTGAACCTGTTCTGACTGTACAAATTCTTTGACACAATCAGAAACACTTTTTGCGAGTAATGCAAAACCACCTGCAACAGCAAGAACCGCAGGGTGTGATAAAACAAATTGTTTGATACCATTTGTAATTTGAGATATACCAGATACAACATTCCCTGTCTTTATATTTTGAAACCCCGCATTGATATTGTGTGTTGCTTCCTTGACTTGTTTGTCTAATTTGGAAACATTATTTCTTGCTTGATCAAATCCATTGGGGGAAAATGAAGATCTTATTTTTATTTCTGCTGTTGCCATTATTTTATCCCTTTATAAATGTCGTTTAGTTTCTTTATATACAAACTCTGTATGTAGTTCAAAATCTGCATTGTTTTATATCCTTGTTTTGTAGGATTATTCCCCGTTGGTAGTCTCAACCAACTTCCGTTTTCCCTATCTACACACATAAAAAATATATCAAACCACCAAGACCATTTTTGATACAACTGAAATATCTCTTGTTCTACACTAACATCCCCACCATCAAAAAGAATGGTCGCAACATTTCTTATTTCTGTTGCAACCTCTTTTGAAAAGGGATTTGAGAAAACCAACTCCCAATTATTTCATTATAAAGTAATCCAGACTGTTTGAGTGTTTTCACTAGTACTTCGTTATTTATTTTCTCGCCATCCTTCGTAAAAGAATGGTCAATAATACACTTTGGAAAGAGGTCTCGCAATATGTTGATATTTTTTTCTTCATCAGTTGCAGAAAAATCTTTCATTTCAATCATTGTTGGTTCTCTTAACAAAATAAAATCATTTTCATCTATTTTTATCTTAATTTTGTAAATATATTTTTCTTCAAAATCTTTTATTTCCATAAAATTTACTCCTTTTTTATAGTATATATAAGTGTGGGGTAAATAATCTTTCACTACAATTGATTTTTACCACAAACTTTTTAGAATATTACTATTAGTTCTATATATATTTGTTTGCGTTTGTGTTGATAAGCTCAATCGTAACTAATTCACTTGAAATACTATCAATTGCTTTCAAAGAAAAAGAATGTTTAAGTACATCAGTTCCTTTTACTCCAAAATCAGAAGAAGTTATTTGTATGGTGGGTATAATAATCTTCATTGAATAATTTAATCCAGTTTCAATTTCTTCTTCACTTTCAAATTCTAGTTCAAGTGCAAAAGTATCATCTGTTTTGTAGTAGTTTGTATATTGAGTAAGACTATTATCATCAAAAATTGTTTCAATATTGAGTGTTATTTGTCTTTGTGCAGGTTGTGGTTCATAAGTATAAAGACCAGTAAGATTTGTCTGTATATCTTTTTGAAGGTTATTTTTATAATTAAAATCAAAACTTGTTATTTCAATTGAAGTTGTTCCAAATTTTAGTGTTCCACCAGAAAATTTGAAAGGTCTCCTGGAAGATTTTGATAAACTTGCAAGTGTTGTTCCAGTTGTTTCATCCTTTCCAACACCTTTTACATCTACTTTTACAAAATCACCTGCACTTCCAGATAATTTTAATTCATCAATTTTAAATCCAGAATATGCAAATTTGTCTGCAATTCTATCAATTTTTATCGTAAAAGAAGGAAGACTTGAACTTTCTGACATTTCAAGTGCTGTGAAAGTGTGTTTTTTTCCATTTGTTCCTACATCTGTAATAGTCCCTTCACTTCCAAGTGTTCCAGCAAGTAAATATCCAATATCATCTGCTCTTGCAAGACAAGAAAAACCACCTTCTACTTGAATTTTTGTAGTATAGTTTGCGGGTTCACCTTTTGAACCCACTATCACACCTTCTACTTTCTTTTCTCTTGTTTCCTTAAATTCTTCACTGAAAAATGCATATTCTTGAGTAGTAGTTACCAATGTTCCCCAGGTTGTTTCTTTTCCAATTTGGAGTTTTGCCTTATTTCCTGTTAATATTGACATTTTTTTTCTCCTTTAATTTATTTCTGTATAATAATTTATTTTAAAAATCAAAACTTTTGTGTGAAATTGTGATTGTTCATCTACATCATAAAAATCTACACTTTGTATTTTGTTATAATTTATACTATTTCCTAAATCATTATTTTCTTTATTAAAATTGTAAAAATAACTCACATAATTTTTTACAATATTATTACTATCAGTATTGCTTTTTTTTATTTTAAAAATCAAAACTATATCAGTATCAATTTCTAAAAGATTTGATACATTATCTAATTCTAATATATTTAAATTATTTATTAAAAAATAGAAATTTATTTCACCACCTTGAAGTATATCTGCATCACCATCAATAAAATTATCAACTAGTTCTTCTTTATCATTTACACTTTGTATATAATTATTTAAATTGTTTTTATAATAATTAAAAATATTATTATGTATTGTTTTATAGTCCATTTTTAATCCTTAAATTCTTTTTCTAATATTTTTTGTATTTTCTTTTCAATATATTCATTGTATTTTCCTGATTGTATGTTTTCTTCTCCTTTTTCCATAAACTTCTTTCCAACAAAACCTGACAATGTTTTTTTTCTGATAAGTGTTCCTGTATCAGATACAAAATATAGGTATTTGTTTTTGTGGGGATAACGGGGTTTAACCCCAGTGTTCTGGAAATATGCAATATATTTTGCACGTACCACACCTATGTTGTTTTTTATCTTACTTATTATATATTTTCTTATTTTCTCACTTTGTTTATATAGTCTTCTTACTTCTTGTTTTATGTCACTTTTAACCTTTCCAGTAACTGCACCAATAATCTTTTTGTCTATTTTCATTGCAAGTTTATAGTCAATTTTGCTCAAAAGATTGTTTAAATTATGTTCAATTATTACTTGTTGCATTATCTTCTGTATCCTTCTAATTTTCTCAAATATTTATCAAAATTAGTATAGTTTACAAAAGTCCTACTCATTCCATCACTACCCACAAGTCCTGTTATACCTATATTTTTGTGTGTTTGTATATAGAGAAGTGTTGCAATCTCCGCAATCACAACCTTGAATATGTTATCTACAGTTGTATCTGTCCAACCTATAGTATAATCAACTTCAACTTTTACATTTTTATAATTTGTGTAATCGCTTATCGTTATATAATATTTATCTATTGTAACATCATCACTATCAATTGTTGTACCGTCAATTTTTAGAGTATTAACTTTTGTGACATATCCTCGCAGGACAATAAAATCATTGTAGATGTTATAAAAAACCTCTTTTATGTTTGTTTCTTCTATTTCATATCCTAGATAATTACTCGCAATTTTTTGTGCAGACAAAATACAGTCCGTTTTTATTTCATCAACATCCGTGCTGGTCTCAAAATCGTTTGTGAAATTGTTAAAATATTCTAAATCTATTAACATTTTTAATTCCTTCAAATTTAATTAAGGAAGGTAGGGATGAAGAACCCCACCAACCTTGATTAAATTTTTACTTAAGCGGATTTTGCGACAAGATGTATTACATCATTGGCAATAATGGGCTGACCGTTCATATAAAGTTCCGCTTGATAGTACACATTCACATCACCAGCTTTTCTGATTGGGTTCACAATCAATTCTGTTGCTACTGCAACACCATATTTTGTCTGATCGTATGCTACTGCAACAACATCTCCACCAGTAGTGGAAGTTGGTGCATAAGAAGATATTACAATAGGAACACCGAAAATTGTTTTATTAATTAAAACTTCGTTTGAAACTGGATCTTTTGCGGAACTACCAACTAAAATATCTACAATAAAATCAGGGCAAATAACAACAATAGGATTGTCCAAAAGAGATTTTGCTTTGATTGCAAGGTTTAATAAATCTTTTGGTGCAGGTGCTCCAGTTGCTGCACAAGTAATAGTATTTGATGTGGTTGCTTCAAAAACACCAGTAAACTGATTAGAACCAGTTCCTACAAGGGATTGATACCAAACTGCATCAGCAAAAATCTTTGCAAAAATACCTCTCAATTGATTTTCAAAATTTGTGTTAAAAGCAACTGCTTCATAAGATACTGGGAGTAAAGATACAAAAGGTTTTGGAACAAGGGAAGTTGCACCAAGAACACCAGTAGTATCTGCACTAATTGAACTTGCGTTTTCTGCGTTTCCTACAGGTCTTGCAGGGGTAGGTGCAAATATAGGTATGTTAGTTTTTGCATTTTCTCCATAAAAATATGAATAATTTTTAATCCATTCATTTTTTTCAATTGCTTGTGATACAATTGATTGAATTACATTGATGTTTCCAGTTCCGTTCAAAGTTATCGCTCTTTTTTCCTTCATTGCTTCAACAGCACTTCTCAAAGATACATCATTTTTCTGTGTTGGTATTTCAATAGTTCTTAGTTCATTTTCCATTTCTTTCACTCTCCTTTCTGCCTTCATTGTTTCAATCTGTTTTTCAATGTTTTCAAATTCTGCCTTTTCACTATCTGTTAAACTTCTGTTTTCTTTCTTTGCGTTTTCAATTATTTCATTTGCTTTCTTTAAAAGTTCTTCCATCTTTTTTCTCCTTTTATTTTGTTAGTTGTAAAACTTTTAGTCTATAATAATACAAATCAATATTACCACCGTTCCCCGACTGTGTGCTTTCTTGCGACACAGTGTCGTGAGTAGTAGTATTGTCTTGTGTATTATTTGTTTGTTGTGTTTCAGTTGTTTCCCTTGTTTCTTGTTTTTCCTGTGTCTCTGATGTTTCAGGTAACTCATAAAAATATCTTTTTTTGATTTGGTTCAACACAAGATATTGTTCATCATCAGGAAGGTTGTCTATTGTATTTATGATGCTTCTCGCCTCTACAAAAGAAGTTGCCGTTTGGTATGCGGGGAAAACAACACCAAAACTAATTTCATAGAGTTTTGCTTCTTTAATCTCTCGGATGTTGTTTTCATTGTCCCAATTCTCTTTGATTGCGGAAAAACCAAATGAAAGTCCGACTACATCATTTCTTTTCACGCATTCGTAAAGGTCTTTTGCAAAACTTACATTTTCATTTATCTCAATTTTACATTTGAGAAAGTCTTCTGTGTCTTCAAAAGTCAGTGTCCCAGATTTTGAATTACCGAGACATTTGTCACTATTGTGATTTATCAACGCATATATTCTATTTTCAAGTATTGTCTTTGTAAAACAACCTTTTCGTAGTACCTCTTGAAAACAACCCAAATCTTCAGAAAGTTGATTGTATGGCATGTATCCAACTATATATTTTTTACCTTCATTCTCTTCTGCTCTCAATTCCTGTTTTCGTAGTTCAAATACTCTCACTTCTCTTTTTTTACTCATTCTCCAGCTCCTTTTGAATTTGTTTTGATTTTGCACCCCAACTTTCAAACACATCATCTTTTACAAGTCCAACACCAATTATAAAATTTATGTTTGCTGCATTGTTATTAACTATATTCATATTTAATTTCTGTCTTGCCTCATTGATAGATATTATTCCGTTTTTACTCATTCTCCAGCTCCTTTTGAATTTGTTTTGATTTTGCACCCCAACTTTCAAACACATCATCTTTTACAAGTCCAACACCAATTATAAAATTTGTGTTTGCTGCATTGTTATTAACTATATTCATATTTAATTTCTGTCTTGCCTCATTGATAGATATTATTCCGTTTTTAACCTGATTAATTAACATATTCGAGTATTTTTCAATGTCAGTTGTGATAAGCTCAGTAAAATCAAATTCAAAAAAATAATTGTTCTGGTCTGTTTCTGGTAGTAAAAATTGTGTGAAATATTGTGCGATACGGTCTGTGTATTGATTGAGACAAGTCTGGATGAAAAACTGGTTAAACTCTTCAATTGAATTGTATTTGTTTTGACCAGAAAGTAGTTCATAAGGTATATTAAAATAATTACAAATCTGTCGGTCCAGAAATTCTCTGTTCCTGTATAGTTCATCAGTATTGTTTTTATGTTCAATAGTTTCAATCTTTATACCCTTAAATTCCGTTAAAGGTTTTCCTAAATTTGCACCAGAAAAAAGATAACTGAAAAAATCAAGTATCTCTTTAATCTTATTTAAATCTAAATTTCTATAGTCGCTCTCGTTAAAATTAAGTTTTAGTTTTGAAAAAAAACTATTATTGAAAACAAATTTTAGAAAATTTTGCACTTCATTTGAAGTTGCAATAGTATTTTTTGCATACTCAAGGACACCCTTTCCCTGAACACCATCGTATCCAAGACTTGCGGGGATGTGTATTATCTCTTGTGTAGTATATATTTTTTCACCAATCTCAAACTTTTTGAGAAAACCTTCTTGAACTATTTTTACCTGTTCTGGGTTTACTCTCACAATCTGGGAAATATTTCCTTGATTGTCTTTCACTTTATAAACATATGTATTTCCAGTTTTGAGCAGGTCTGACACAAGTAAACTATAGAAAGATACCGAAGGTTCGTTTAGGTTTGGTTTGTATTTTACTAACCCATATAATCCGTGCCAACCTGCAATTCTTTTTTCTCCATCTTTACCTTTGTAGTATAAAATAAGTGGTAAAGAAGATACTACATTTTTAATAAGCTGACTGCAAAATACAACCACATTGTTTTTCTCTTCAAGATTTGAATAAAGATTTACCGTGTTAAAAAATTCAATTGGTATTTCAAGAGTTTTTTGTCTTTTAGAAAAAAAATTAATTTTCATATCTATATATATATAAAATAACCGTATTTAATTGTTGCTATTAATAGAATTAATCTAAATAGAATTGATTTTAGAAATATCTTGATCTAATAAATTTTTAATCTATATACAATGTTTTAAGGACATCAATTAAATCAGTATTGAATTCTAAATTTTGTATTTGTTGATTTTTATTATTATTTTGAATATATTTTTTTATTCCTATCAATGATAATAAAGTACTGATACATGTATCAATTTTCTTTTCTGAATCCTTATTTTCTTTTTGTATTTTCATTAAATTATTATTTTCATATTTTCTTGCATTTCCTAATTGCCAAAGTGAACATTTATTATTATCAATTATCAATTTTTTAACCAAAAACTCCTCGTAATTTTTTGTATGTTCAGATATATTTATCAAGTTTTGTCTAACAACTATGCAAGATTTTACAAAATTTTCTATTATAGATATATAATCAATACTTCCAAATTCATCAAAATAAAATTCTGTTTTATTGATCAGATCGTATTTTTTCATTTTTTCCAAAAAAGTGTGTAGAACAAATTCTTTATCTATATATTCACCATTACATACATATAGATCCTTTTCTTTAATAAAAATATTAAACAAATTCCTAATTGTTTCTGTTCTTTGCCAAAAAGCTAAATTAGTTGTAAATATTAAATGTTCTAATTTAATTTTATTTATTTTCTCAATATAAAATGCAAATGTAATACTTGTTAAATCTCTTCTATTAGAAAAATCAGCTCCAATACTACAATATGAATTTTTAAGTATATCTTCATTTATATCATTCTTATATTTTATTGCATTTTTCTGACATTCACTCATCACTTCATATGAAACAAATTCATGTTGATTACCAATAATCCATTTGTTCAAATTTTTTGTCAAAAAACTATCTAAAATTTGCTTTTTATTTTCAGCTTCTTTTAGCATTTTTTCTAATTTTATTATGTTTACAAAACTTGCTGGATTAGGTTTTGTAAAATTTTTTGTGCTTCTATAATTATCTTTTTTATCTAGCTCATACAATAAAGCAAAATATTCTTCATCATTAATAATATTATTCAGAATATTCTTAGAATATTCATATTCAATTAATCCAGGTGATTGATCTGAAATAAAATTTGCTGTTGTGATCATAAATAATAAACTATCTGCTCTTTTGTGCATTGCGGTTGTAAACATATTGAGTAAACTGTAATCTTGCATTGCTGCAACCTCATCACCTATGACTAAACTCGGATTAAAACCATCAAATCCTTTAAATTTACTTGAAAGAGGACGATAATAACTAAATTTTAAAGTATTTTCAATACTATGTGCATATATTTTTAATATTTTTGTTAGTGTTTTATCTTTTAGAATAAAATTTCTAAGATAATTATATATAATAGCACTTTGTGCATAATTAGTAGCAATTGAGTATATTTGTCCGCCAGATTCTTTTATAAGATCTATAAGTGCAATTGCTGCTGCAAGTGGGGATTTTCCATTCCCTCGTGCAACAAACACAAATGCTTTCTTGAACCTTCGTGTTTTATTTTCCTTATGATACCACCCAAAGATGTTAGCAATAATAAACGACTGCCAATCATCCAAAATGAAATTTTTATCAAGATATTCCTGCTCAGAAAATTTTAAACTTTCAATAAATTTTATTATTTTATCTACTTTTTTTTCATCAAAGTAATAATTAAAATTATTATCTTTTTGTTTATCAATATCTTTTACAAACCTTTTTATTGCTCTTAGTATATTTTCGCAAAAAATAATTTTTTTATTTAAAACATCATCAACATATTTAAAATATTTTTTCATATCTTTTAATCTTTTAATAGTTCAATAACATTATTATTTTCATCTTCTTGCTTTTTTTCTAATAAAGCAATCATCGTTTTATATCTTTGTCGTGGATTTATAAAAAAATCTTCAAGTAAATCAAATGCAAATGCTAAAAGGCTTTGATACCTTTTAGCAAATTTCTCATAATCCTCTGATTCTATTTGCATTTTTTCTTTTACTATCATTGCTTCATTAAAAACATCAAATCCTGTATATAACTGCAATGTATCTATCTTATATAATATTTCTAATGATAACAATTCAGAAGTTACAATTTTAAAATATTCTTTTGTAATATTTTTCCAATTTTTTTTATATGTTAATTTTTCTAGCTTTGATAATTTGTTATTAATTTTTATATCATCTTTATTATTCAATTTTTTTTCTTTGTTTTTCTTTCTTTTCACGCCTTTTAAATTTGTTTTCAATTCACTTATTTTATTCATTTTAATTTTTAATATCCTAATATTATTTATTTTTATTTTATTTACCCTTATTTTATAAAATTTCTTCAACTTTGTGTATTCGAGGGCAATATGTGGAACATCAAAATTTCAATTTTTTTATTTTAATACCCCCCACCCCATTTTGATATGCAGTAATTTTACTGTGGCAATTAGAACATAAAACTATTAAATTACTAAAATTATAAAAAAGATCTCGATCACCTTTTGGTGGGACAACATGATGTATTTCTAAATTTTCAGATGATCCGCATTTTTGACATTCTTTCTGTTTAGACAAAATTATTTTTCGTATGTTTTGCCATATGGGGGATCTTCTATATATATCATTTTGTCTATATTGTATATTAGAATGCATACCATTTAATTTTTTTTGATTATATTTTTCTTTATTAATTTTATTTTGCATTTCTATTTTATTACCAATAATTTGATGAATTTCGCAATAACCATTTTTTGTTTCTAAATTTAAACATCCAGGATATTTACATAATTTATTCATTATTTTTCTCCTAAAATTAATTTTTTATATATTTTTTCACTTTTCTGTATGCTTTTGTGTCTTTAGAATATTTATCCATTGCTATATCAATTATAGTATTAAACAAAGAATAATCATAATTGCTTTTAATTACTATTTTATTTATAGTTCTCAATATTTTATTGAATTTATTTTTTTCTTTAATAATAATATAATATTTACACATTAGATAATTAATAAAGTTTTTATCAGTCAGGATCATAAAACTTAATTCTTCAAATTTATATCTTTTTGCTGAACAATATAAATACAATTCATCAAGTAGATCATCAACTTCTAAGATATTAATAAAATTCTTGTAAAATTTATAATATAAATTTTTTATCAATTGAGTTATCTTTTTTTCATTTTCTATGAACCATTTGTCTATTTCTCTTTGTTTCATTTTTTCTCCTATTTAATTTGTAAACATAATAAACATAACTTATATTATGTTTATTTTTGTTTTTTTCTCTTATTGCTTATTAATATTAATGTTTTGAATAATTTTAGTTTTATTGTTTTCTAACAAATTTAATTCATTTACTAAATTTATTTTATCTAAACAATTTTCATATCTACTACATTTATATCTGCAATTTTCTATTATAAAATCTCCCATGCATTCAGGAATATAATAATATTCATTATTGCTTTTATATATGTTTAATTCATTTAATAAGTTGTCTAATAAATTTTTTATTCTAGCATCCATTCTATAACTCCTTTATATTTGTTATTGTATAAGAAATATTAAATCCAGTTATAATTCCTAATATTGCACTTATTATTATTTTGTTTATCATATTTGTATCTGTTTCATAAATAATTACTAAAATTAACAAGAATAATATTACTATAAATGTTAGAATTAATAAACTTGCGAAAATATATTTCTTCATAATATGTCCACCTCGTTTATTTTTAATTCTGTATCTACATACATATCATTTGTAATTGATGTTGTTGAATGTCCAAGATATTTGGAAACTGCTTTTACACTTTTTTTCTCATTTACTATTTTATATGTTGCAAAAAAATGTCTTAGCATATGTGGATGCATCTTGATTCTATATTTAGCAAATTCTTTTACTATCATCTTATATGCATAAATTCTATTGATCATATTACCAGATTTTGTATGAAATAAATATTCTGAATTTTTGTTATAAAACTTTCGAATTTTGTTAATTAGACTTTTTTTAATTACTATATATCGTTCTTTTTGTCTTTTTCCTATAATTCTAATTCTTACGTATTTCTCTTTTATTTCCTTTATATCTTTAATTTTTATAGATAATGCCTCAGATATTCTTAATCCACTATTAACAAGTAAGAGTATTAATAAAGTTATTTTATTCTCATTTTTAATAACTTTTTTAATATCATTAATACTTAATTGATTAACAACTGAATATGAAGTAGCTAATCTAACTTTTGTATAATATTTTAATTGTGTGATTGGGTTACGATTGATTTTTTCATTTGCGATATATAGATTAAAATATTTGTTCAATGCACTAAGTTTTCTGTTTATTGTTGTGTTTTTATATCTTGATTTAAGATAATTAATATATTCAATAATATCTTTTTCACTAATATATTTTAGAATATCATACGATGAAATGTTTTGATAATATTTTTTAAAATATTTTGTAAACTCTTTTAAATCTTTTTCATATGCTTTCCTGGTATTCTCAGAAAGAGAAATTATACCAATTTCTATTTGATTCATATTTTATTTTTTATTCTATTTATATTTTTTCGTGTTTTACTCGCCACTCGTGCCATTTTCCCTTCTTTTTCCACATACCAAGTTTTTCTAATGCTTTTGCTACTGTTTCAATTTCTTCATAAAATTCAACTTCTGTTTTACAAGTATTATATGCTTGATTAATAATATCAAGCATATGTTGTGCAAGTTCTTTGTATTCTTCATTTTCTTCTTGTGTTAATTTAGGGAGTTTAGGTTTTGGTTTTGTTAGTTCGATTATTGTAGAATATTTAAATTCTTGACCTTGAACCATAAAATATTCTAATATTCTTTGCAGTTTTTCTAAATCTTGTGTTTCTTCTACTACCTGCTTGATTAAATCTTTTGACCAAAATTTTTTACTGCCTGTAGAAATTATTGCATTTTCAAAAATTTGAAATATATTTTCTTTGTTCACAAGAACCTCCTTTTAGCATTTTAAGAATTTCTTCTTTTTTGTCTTTAATAATTTTGTTTAACTTCTCATTTCCCTCCTTCTCTTTTTGAATGCGGGCTGCTTCCTCTTCGGCAGCTCGCTTTAATTCTTCTTCTTTAATTCTTCTTTTTTCTTCAATTTGCATTTGAAGTTCTAAATTTTTGTCTTCTTCTGCTTTTTCTTTTGCTTCAATATACATTCTTGTTTTGCAATATTCAACCGACATTTTATTTGCTACTTGTGGATTTGCGGCTAGAGCAAGCCATTTGTTTATGTCTGATAAAAATAATCCTATATCGTGTAATTTACTAATTAAATAACCTTCAGGGCAATTAAAGAAAGCTTGTAAACTTCTTTCTAATATTTCTAAATCCTTTTCTACTTTTAATATATTCTTTATTTGTCCTGATACTTTTGGTGTCAATTTAGGTGAGTTTAATTTTTTATATTTATTAGACCAATATTTTAAATAAAGCTGATAAAAAGAATATACTAAATTAGATTTTTTATTCTCATTTAATTTTTCTATTAAATCACTATTATGGGTAGTTTCAATAACTACTAAATCTTGTGATTGTTCTATACTTTTTTCTTCATCACAAGATTTATTCTCTATATTATTATTTTTATTACTATTTTTATTAATATATTTATTACTATATATATTGTGGTTTTTCAGCAAACTCGTTTGTGGTTTTTCAGCAAACTTGTTTGTGGTTTTCCCGCAATCTTGTTTGCAAGAATTATTACTATTAAAATCTTTGTCTTCCATATATTTTACCCAATCTGAGTTAAGTTTATCCCAATTTATTTTATAAAAAAGTCGCTGTGGAATCCCTTGCTTTTTTTCTGTAAGGTATCCAGCATTTTTTAATTTTATTCTTACGCATTCTTGCGCATATCTTGATAATCCGCTATCTTCTTCAATTTGCTTTTCAGTCCTGAAAATCCAACCATCTTGGCTCTTATCTTCAAAAAACATAATAATATTTAAGAAAATTGCTGCATTAATACTACCAAGAAATCTTGCAACTTCTACATTGTACCCTTGTATTCTGCCAAAATTTATTATATCACTAAACATATTCCCTCCTAAAATAATTTTGTGCTATTTTTTTGCCAAATATTTATCTGATTTTTAATATCCCTCAAAAGGAGTAAGAGGCAAATGGTCATACTTGTTCATCATTTACCTCCTTATTATTTTATTCTTTAGTTTTTCTCTCATTAGGAATTTTTCGACCGCAGT